CTATGCGGACTTGCCAATCGCCTTCAAGCGCGCGCGGTCGACGGCTTCCACCACCGCGTCCATACGATCCGGCCACAGGTGCCCGTACGTATTCAGTGTCTCAGTGGCATCCTTGTGTCCGAGCATCCGTTGGACCAACTTGACGTCGGCGCCGGCCGCGATGGCAGAGCTCGCGGCGGAGTGTCGGAGCTTGTGAATCGTTAGCCCTGGCCTTTCCAGACCGACGTCGGCCACCGCCTTGTTCCAAACACGGTTTCGCCAGTTGTGGTCGTGGATGCTTCCGCCTCGAGCCGCAGTAAACACCCACGCGTCACCGGGCCGACCTTCAACAAGGTCTTCGACCATCTGCGAGAGGAACTTACTTAGGGGGACGGAACGCCTCTCCCACGTCTTCGGAGGGCCGACAACTCGCTCTCCGCTTTGGCCGAGCGTCCATGTCCTCAATACGCGCACGCGCCGCCGCCTGAGGTCGACGTCATCGCACCGCAAAGCGAGAGCCTCATTGATACGCAGGCCTGTGTACGCGAGAAAGTAGATCAGCACTGAGTCTGTCTTTCGGCCAGAAGGTGCTACGACGGATTCCGCCAATGCAGCGATCGATGCATGGTCGAGAATGACGAGCTCTTCTCCGGTTTCTTGGGGCCGCGGCAACTCCACGCCTTTGTAAGGCGATTGGTGGATGTATCCGCTAGCTACCGCATGCTTCAAGACTCCAGCAAAGACAACCCCCGCGATTCGGTGGACGCTGGAGACCCCCAGCGGCACCGCTTCGTCATTCTGACTTCGGTACTCGCGCGGCGCCACGCCACTTATCAAGTCCCCAACCCACGCATCAATGTCTCGTCGCGTTATCTGCGCAAGCGGCATGCGACCCCACCGCGGGTTGACGTAGATTCGCAGATCGCGCTTGTAATGGTGAAGAGTCGCGTGCTTCGGCTGCTTCTTTGAGGCCAACCACTCGGCCGCAGCATCCATGAAGAGCGTCCTTCTTGACTGCGGGGAAATGTAGCGCCCCGACCGGATGTCATCTTCCATCTCGGCAGCTGCAGCTTCAGCGTCCCGCTTGTCGCGGAACAGCTGCGCTCGAAGCTTGCGCCCCTGAACGGTATCCTCGTACCAACTAAGGCGCCAGCGACTGCCGGTCTGAAAGCGTGAAGTCTTGAAACGATCTTCCAGCTTCGATAAGTGCCGGAGCTGTGCCGGCGGGGGGCTTACCTTTATAGTCTCCCCAGTTTCGAGGCGCACCTTCGCGTCCTTCACCCAGAGATCAACTATCCAAACCTTTGCCATGATGTGATTCCTACGCGTGGGATAGAAGCGGTTTGATTTGGTGGAGACAGTGAACTCGATATACCTCGACGAGCCTTGGAGTCACGTTCAGCTCCTCTGCAATGGCGTGTGCATCTGCGCTCACCCTTTCGGCTTGCTCGTAGTCACGAGGGCGGATCAGGAGCTGCGCGGCGAAGCGATCGGCTTGTCGCTCCTCTCTGGGCGAGTCACAGGTGTGGCCGTAGCGGGCATGCCCTAGCTCGTGAGCAACAACGACGCGTCGCTCAGCGCGCGTCAGGTCGAGGCTGTACCAAATTCGCGCCTGAGCGTGCTCGTAGTAGCCGAGATATGGATCTGGGAGGTGGGCGCCGTGGATAGAGAGGCCACGCCGAGCGGCGTACGCAACTAGCTCACGCACAACACCTCCGATCATTCCGCCCAGGGCTCGTCCATTGTCTTCTCCCCCTTCATCGCCGCGATGCCGCTGCTGGGGATCTCGGGCGACGCGTCGCGACTGTGCAGGAAGTGAACGTTCTCACCTTCAGGCCCGCCACCGACATCGGCCGCACGAACGCGAAGCGCCCGCCACAAGAGCTCGTCCAGAAGCGCAACGTCCGGAACGCCGCGCAGCTGATCGCGGAACTCAAAGGAGGGCCGGTCGTTGCGAAGCTGCTGAAGCATTTGCTGAGAGGCCAACTGCGACGGGTCAGTACCCGGCTCGTGAGGAACATCGAGTTCCTCGCGAATGACATCCCAGTACTTCTGCGGGATCGATTGTCCCCGTTCCCAGTTGCCGATTGTCCGCTCTGAGACGCCGATCAGCGCAGCCGCTTGCCGCTGAGTGAGATCGCGAATGTAGCGAGCTTGCTTGAAGGCCTGTCCTGAGATCATGTTCCGATTCTAGGCAAGAACTGGCAAGCTCGACACCCCTATTTTCCGCTAGCCCGCGCGGATACGAAGTTTTTTTTCTTGACAAGCTTTGGATTCGGCAGGATTCTTGCCTACGCTGGACCCATGACGACACGACGACTCAACGGAGCCACCGTCAGGGCCCTCCGTGAAGCACTCGGGCTCCGCAGCCGCGACCTCTCAGAGCGAGCGGGCATCGACCCCGGGTACCTGACCAAACTCGAGAACGGCTCTCGGCAGCCGTCTGCACTCATCCTTCGCAAGCTCGCCATCGGCCTCGGCGTGAGCATCGAAGTCATCTCGTATCCCGCTGAGGTTGCAGCATGAACGATCGGCTTCCGCCCTTCTCCTCTCCCAAGACGCTTGCCGCCTATTTGGAAGTCCCCGTGAGCACGCTCGGTAACTGGCGGACAACTGGCGTCGGCCCCGTCTACTCCAAGATGAGCAACCTCGTGCGATACGCCGACACAGATGTCTACGCCTGGCTCGAGTCCACCAAGCAGAACCGCACGCTCCGATGACCCCCGCAACGAAAAAGCCCGGTGCTGGAACACCGGGCGAAGACAACAAGAACTTGGAGATTCAAATGTCCAACAACATCGTACCGTTCACCTTCGACCAGCACCAGGTTCGTGTGGTCGCTATCGAGGGCGAGCCGTGGTTCGTCCTCGCCGACCTCACCCGCGTTCTTGGGTTGAGTCAGTACCGCGCGGACCGCCTCGACGATGGGGTGATTCAGAATCATCCCATCCCGGACAGGCTTGGACGCATCCAGAACGCAACCATCGTGTCTGAGGCTGGCATGTACGAAGTCGTGATCCGCTCGGACAAACCCGAAGCGGCTGCGTTCCGTCGGTGGATCACTTCGGAGGTGCTCCCGCAGATCCGGAAGACCGGTACCTACGGTCGCGTCGCCGAGATCACGAAGTCAGACCTGGCGCGAATGGTGCTCGAGTCAGAGGCTGAGCGGGCTCAGCTTGCAGCTCGAGTGGAGGCCGACGCCCCGAAGGTACTGTTCGCGGACTCCGTCGCGACATCGGACGCCACGATCCTTGTCGGCGAGCTCGCGAAGATCCTGCGGGGTAACGGCATCGAGATCGGTCAGAACCGCCTCTTCGCGAAGCTCCGGGACGAGGGGTTCCTCATCAAGCGTGAGGGCACCGACTACAACATGCCGACGCAGAAGGCGATGGAGTTGGAGCTGTTCAAGATCAAGGAGACCGCGATCACGCACTCCGATGGTCACGTCACCGTGAACAAGACACCGAAGGTCACCGGCAAGGGCCAGTCCTACTTCATCAACCGCTACACCCCTACCGCAGCTTGACCCGACGCCGCCTCTGAGCGCGGCCCCACATTCTCCGCCAATCCACGCCCGTTGCGGGGCGGTAATTGGCGCGCCCGAAACCGGGCCAGCACCTTGACAACTCCACAGCGAACTACCCCCTACCGAAGAGGAGAAGGGGATGCCCCGCGCCTGACAACCGCGGGAAGGAAAACGCCCAGACCGGCCGTGAGCGAGATGCAGCGGCGACGTGGTGGGCAGCCGTCATGGCCGTGAGATACGCGGTGGTGGCGGCGCAAGCAGTACGGGTTCACGGGGCGCCGGCTTCCTCATCGCAGGTTGCGGGTCGGCGCGCCCACACCTTCACCGGTCGTGCGTAGAGGCGCACGCGGTGAAGAGGTAACGCCCGCAGGCATCAACGAACGGAGAACGACATGGCGCAGCTTGAGTTCAAAGAACCTCCCGCGCACGGCCGTAAGAAGCACGTGGACGACTGGAAGGACACCGCGGACCAACTCCGCAACCGCCCCGGCGAGTGGGCGCTCGTCGCGACAGACGCGTCACCGAGCATGGTTCGTCACATCAAGGCAGGAACCTACATCGGGATGCGCCCGGCAGGGCACTTCGACGCGGTATCACGGGGCAACCGCGGGTCGCGTGCAGACGAGATCTACGCCCGCTACATCGGCGGCGAGTCGTGATCGATCGTCTCGATGACCTCTACTCACTAGCTCGCAGTGAGCTCAAAGACCTGATCTCGCTTCTGCCTGAGCGCGGTCTCGTGGGTGATGAGGACCGACAGTCTCTCCGCGTAGGGAGTGGAAACGAAGACGAGTCGCCCATCAGCTTCCCGCTGCGGCATTCGTTCCTTATGCCGGCGCTGAGCGACTTCGGGGACAGGCACAACGACAGCGTTCTCAATGCCCGGCTTTACCGACGGGAACTCACTCGTTTTGCGGAAGTGTGGGCTGCGGGTCACCACCGCTACTCGGTGCGCTTCATCTGTGCCGTGGTTCACGACGATGAACTGCGAGAGGCGCTCATGCCATTGGATGCCCCACTCAACGATGTGCTGCTCCGCTCGCTGGGCAGCCTCCCGCTCGACGACCAGGTGAGTTCGCTCGCTGAGCTCGTTGGCGTGTTCCGCGATGCGGTTCGCGTCTTTGGCTTCACGGACGGCATCGGCGGCGTGAGCGTTCGTCTCGGCTACCAACTCGTTGGCCTTCTTCGCTGCGCGATTAGCGCGGGCGGCGAGCAGGACTCCGCCGAGCGCGACAACGACCGCAACGACGGAGATCCAGTTGTCGACTGACACGTGCCGAGATTACCGGCAATCAAATCTGTGAGGCATCCCCTGGCCGGGATGCCCCACGCATCAACAGAAACGGAAACGAACTGATGACAACAACACATTACCCGCGGGCACACACGAACGACCCGCAGGCCTCGCATGATGCGGCGGCGGCGCTCGATGAGAACGCGGTGTCCGCGTTGAAGCAAGCGATTCTGACGCTGCTCGCTACGCCGATGACTGCCCACGAGCTCACCAGCGCCTACGACAGGGCACGTGAGGGCATGGGGTGGCCGGCGCTGGCCGACCCGCACAACATCGCACGGCGCGTGTCCGAGTTGCACTCGGCGGGCCGCATCGTCGACACGGGCGTGAAGGGCCCGGGCAGGTACCGGCCGGCGACTGTCTGGGCGGTGGCAGCGTGAGCGCGCCGGAGCCTGTCGAGGCGCGTGACCGTCACCCGCTGCCGGACCTGATGCCGGCATCCGACTATCGGGCGCCGGCGGTCCTCGCACTGCCACTGTTCAGTGGCATCCTCGTCGCGGCGTCGGCGTGCGTGTTCGGCTTCGGCGGTATCCAGTTCCTCGGAGCGCTCACCGCGACGGTGTGCGCTGCCGTGTGGGCGTGGGACGCCTGGCTCTCCCCCGACTGTGGGGGCCGGTCGTGACCCGGTCGCGGTCGTCTGCGAAGGCGGCGGGCACACGGTTCGAGTCGCTCATCGCGGCGACCCTCGCCGAACTCCTCGACGACGACCGTGTGGAGCGGCGCGCGAAGACGGGGTCGAAGGACCGCGGCGACATCGGCGGTGTTCGCACGATACGCGGCGGCCGTGTCGTCATCGAGTGCAAGGACACCGCCCGCGACAACCTCCCCGCTTGGGTCCGTGAAGCCGAGGTGGAGCGAGGAAACGATGACGCCGTGATCGGTGTCGTCGCACACAAGAAGCGTGGCTCCGCTGTGGGTGCGGAGCAGTACATCAGCATGACCGTCGCGTCGTTCGCAGCGTTGCTGCTCGGAGGCGGCGATTTCGAGAGAGGCACCGACTAATGAGCTACACACTTCTCGACCGGAGCAACGAGGCAGAGTGGCACGCTCAACGTCGCACCGGGATCACAGCGACCGACATCGCAAGACTCAGCGGCGGCGGGCCCGCGACCTGGGCGGCGGTGAAGGCCGAGAAGCTCGGCGCCGGCTCCACCTTCCGAGGAAACCGGTACACCGAGTGGGGCAAAGAGCGCGAGCCTGTCATCGCAGGGTTCGTGGAGTTCGCCTACGACGTTCACCCGAACGACCGCGTCGCAGTGTTCGACGGTGCAGAGCCGTGGCTCGCGACCCCGGACGGACTCGGTGCAGGGCGCAACGGTGAGTACAAAACCACGACGAAGGACTGGGCGGTCGCCCTCCCGGCGATCCCGAGGAACTACGTTGCGCAGGTCGACTGGGCGCAGCTCGTCACCGCAGCGACCGAGACCGTGTTCGCGTGGGAGCCGCACGAGAACTTCATCCCCGGTGAAATCCGCACACTCCTGATTCCCCGCGCCGAAGACCGCATCAACGCTCTCATCGAGACGGCACTGCAGTTCCAGGACTACCTCGCCCGCGACGATGACGCACCGTCAGAGTGGGATGACCTGCTCGGACGGTACTCAGCCGCTCAAGCCGCAGCGGACGAAGCGCAAGCGGCACTCGACGAGGTGAAGGCTGCGATCCGGGACCGCGCCGGCGACCGCGAGGTGGCGGTGAAGTCCCCCTTCGGGTCGATCAGCTACGCGACGCCGAAGCCCCGGCAGACGTTCGACCAGGCGGCATTCCGCAAGGACCACCCGGAGATCGCCGCCGAGTACATGAAGACCACCGAGGCCGCGCAGCCGACGCTGCGCGTGACCGTGAAGGGAGCCTGACCATGGGCAAGCACGAAACGCTCGCGGCCGCGTTGGCCGCGTTCCAGATGAAGATCCCGAATGTCGCGAAGGGGCAGACGGCCGACGTCCGATCGAAGAACGGCGCGTCGTACAAGTACGACTATGCCGACCTGTCTGACGTCACTGCCGCGGTCCTGCCGTTGCTCGCCGCCGAGGGCCTGGCGTGGGTCACCGTGCCGACGTTCTCGGACGACGGCCGGTGGATGCTCGAGTATCAGCTGCTCCACGAGTCGGGGCAGAGCATCCCGGGCGTCTACCCGTTGCCTGATCCGACGCGTACCGGGCCTCAGGACATGGGCGGCGCGATCACCTATGCGCGCCGCTACGCGCTCTGCGCTGTGACCGGTGTTGCTCCGGGTGGTGATGACGATGATGCGGGGTCAGCGCAGCGCGCAGGGGCGACGTCGGCGCCGCCTCCGGTCCAGGCTCCGGCTGCGCCGCCGGAGCCGCCGGCGGATTGGCAAGACCGCATCAGCGCCGCCACCTCACAGCAGGAGCTCGGGCAGATCTACACGGCCGCTACATCGAACGGCTGGATGAACGACCACGTGTTCGCCGCGTTGACGGCCCGAAAGCAGGAGGTGACGTCCAGTGGAAGTGACGAACCTGCAGACGGGTGAGCTCGTCGAGTTCCAACCGCACACGCCGCAGGAGCTCGAGCACCTCATCACGCAGCACGGGCACCGACTGTTCAAGCCGGTGCCCGTGCTGCGTGATCTCTGGGATGCCCGCTACGCGACCGAGCGGGAGTTCATCGCGGCTCACGCGAAGGAGATGCTGCGGTCGCGGCAGGACGCGGTCGCGTTGCGCCGGAAGGAGGCGGACCTCGCGACGATGGACCTCAAGCGTGCGTTTGACGATGCGAAGGCCACGTTGCACGCCGCCGAGGCCCTACAGAAGGCCCTGCAGGCTCGACTGTTCGGCATGCAGAACATCAACCGGGTCGTGGCGTCGCTGTACAACGCGTCCGGGGTGATGAGGTGATCGCCCCGAAAGCCCCGACGCTGTCGAAGGCGCAGGAGAAGGCGGCGTACGAGCGTGCCACGTACCGCGACAAGAACACGTGCCAACGGTGCGGACGTTGGGGCATGACCCGGGACCACCGCAAGGAGCGTTCTCGTGGTGGCCGGACGACGCCGGCGAACCTGCAGGGCCTCTGCGGGTCGGGCACGACGGGCTGTCACGGGTGGAAGGGCGAGAACCCGGGCATCGCGGTGTTGCAGGGGTATGGGGTGCCGGGGTGGGCGGACCCGACGGAATGGCCGGCGAGGCGTTACGCCGCGGACGGCCGGCACATCTGGTGCTTGTACGACGACGAGGGTGGCTGGGTTGAGATCAGCTCGCTTGAGGCGGCGGCACGCATCGACGGAACACGGAAGGAGGAAGGACCGCAACATGGCAGACCAGTACAACGCGCGTCGAGAACACGAGCGACAGACCGAAGCTGAGGCGATCGCAGCAGTCGACCGGATCGCTCAACAGCTCATGGACGAGACGGAGGCGATCAAGCACTGGGGCGGTGAACGCCCGTACGACGGGGTGCTTTCGATGATCGCTAAACGAATCGAAGCAGCGTTCCCGCCCGAGCCCGTCGAGCACCTCGCTGTGCCCGGGCGGCAGCGCAAGAAGTTCACACACAAGGAGCGGATGACCGTCTTCCGCCGCGACTCGTACCGGTGCCGCTACTGCGGAGATGACGAGCAGCTCACCGTTGACCACGTTGTCGCGTGGTCCCGAGGCGGTTCAGACGAGCTCGACAACCTGCAGACGCTGTGCTTGAGCTGCAACAGCAGGAAGGGGGATTCAGATGGCCGTCCGCCGCGCCCGGCTTGAGTTCGAAGACCACTACACGCAGATACCGAATGCCTGGCTGAGGGACAAACGGCTGAGCCGGCGAGCACGAGGTCTGCTCGCCGAAATCATGACCCACCGCGTGGGCTGGATTGTGAACACTCGGTCGCTGATGGATAGCGGAGTCGAAGGCCGCGACGCGATCCGGAAAGCGCTGCAAGAGCTCGCCGCTAACGGGTATCTGATGCAGGAGAAAGTCACCGCGGAAGGCGGCAAGTTTGGCGGTGTTGATTACGTGCTTCAAGCCCCGCCCACCGGTGACGGAAAATCCGTCACCGGCGAATCCACCGGTGACGGATTCCCAGGGCCTGGTTCACCGCGCCCTGAAAAACCGTCGCCTGAAAATCCGCACCCTAAGAAGAACATCTCTAAGAACAACATCTCTAAAGAACAACAGGGGGGCGATGCCCTCTCCCCCACCTGTGGAAAACATCCTCATGGGACGACCGAGAAGTGCCGTGCGTGTGGCGATGCGCGGCGCCGTTGGGATGCCGCGCGAGCTCGTGAAGCGGCAGCGCCGAAACCGGCGACACCGATCCCGCCTCGTTCGACTGTCGGCATGTGCGAGCAGCACCCGTTCTACCCGGTGCCATGCGACCGATGCGCTGAGGAAGCTGCAGCATGACCGTAATCCCGATCACCGTGCATGTCGATCCGAAGACGCTCTGGCGGGCCTCCGCCCGTGCCGAGCGCAAGGGTTCCACCATCGCGGAGCTCCTCGCCGACTACGTCGCACGCCTCGCCGACGACGGACCGATCATCGACGCCCACCTCGTGCGCTTGCACGGGCAAGGCCTCCCGGACCGGATCATCGCTGACGAGCTCGGGCTCAGCCTCGACAACGTCAAGACGAGGCGGGCACGCATGAAGCTGCCGGCGCACCGTGTGCCTCGAGGTTCTGTCGCGGAGGCGCGACTCCTCGCAGCACGCGTCTAGAACAACACCCATTTCACGACCCCACCGGGCTGCCGGCGAGGGTCTTTTTTCATGCTCGAAAGGAGCACACACATGGCCGGTGAAACGGTAATCACAGTCGTTGGCAACCTGACAGATGCACCGGAGCTCAGGTACACGTCGTCAGGGCTTGCGGTGGCGAACTTCACGATCGCTTCCACGCCCCGTGTCTTCGACCGGCAGGCCGGCACGCACAAGGACGGCGAGCCGCTGTTCTTGCGCTGCTCGGCCTGGCGGGAGTTCGCGGAGAACGTCGCTAGCTCGCTGACGAAGGGCGCCCGCGTGATCGCGCAGGGTCGTCTGCGTCAGCGCTCCTACGACACGAAGGAGGGCGAGAAGCGCACCGTCATCGAGCTCGAGGTCGACGAGATCGGCCCGAGCCTCCGCTACGCGACCGCACAGGTCACCCGCACGCCCCGCCAGGACGGCCAGGGCGGCGGGAACTTCCCACCGGCGGGCAACCAGTCGTCCGGGGGCGCGTACGCCCCGCAGGGCGAGCCGTGGGCGCAGCACGGCCCCGGCCAGGCGCAGGGCGCAGCACAGGACGCATGGAACAACGGGAGCTTCGGCGATGAAACACCTTTCTAGGTCGGTAAGTTTCGTCGGCGCCCAGACAGTCGGCTGGGCGCCCGAACCGCAGCCCCGGCTCCGCGCCGAGAACATGCCCACCGTGCGATGCGGCGTCTGCATGAACAACCCGCAGGGCTATTCCACGGTGCGATGCCCGCGGAACCATCCACAACCGACGCCGCGGCCACGCAGCGACACAATGACGACGCTCGAGGAGGTGGTCGCCGCATGGAACAGCTGACGTTGCACGCCGGCGACTGCCGCACGGTCATGGCTGAGATGCCGGATGCCTCGGTCGACGCGATCGTCACGGACCCGCCCTACGAGCTCGGCTTCATGGGCAAGGGGTGGGATTCGTCGGGCATCGCGTACGACCCGGAGGTGTGGGCACAAGCCCTCCGGGTGTTGAAGCCTGGCGGGCACCTGCTCGCGTTCGGCGCGACACGCACCTGGCATCGCCTCGCCGTTGCGGTGGAAGATGCCGGGTTCGAGATCCGCGAAAGCATCGTGTGGATGTACGGGTCCGGGTTCCCGAAGTCGATGGACGTCGCCAAGGCGATCACGGGCCACGAGAGTGGACACGGTTCCAACTCAGGTGCGATCAGGCGCGCGGCTATGGGCGACGCCTACGTGCCTTCGGGGCGGCTCGGCAACCGTGATGGTGCTGGTCGACGTGACACCGGGCTGAACGGCCACGAGTTGAAGCTCAGCGAGAACGGCGAGAAGTGGGCCGGCTGGGGGACGGCGCTCAAGCCTGCGTTCGAGCCTGTCGTGGTCGCCCGCAAGCCTCTCGCCGGGACGGTCGCCGCGAACGTCCTCGCGCACGGGACTGGGGCGCTGAACATCGACGCCAGCAGGATCGGTCGGGGTGACGGTGACCGCACCGAGTACGGGCGCGACAAGCTGCTCGACTACGCACACGAGTCGGTGGCGTTGGGGAAGTTCAACCAGACCACCCCGTACGCACCGCACGATGCGGGCCGGTTCCCGTCGAACGTGATCCTGGACGAATCGCAAGCCGCCGAGCTCGACAAGCAGACCGGCGTCACCGCATCGCGGAAGGGCAAACCCCGCAGCGGAAAGAACGGTGACGGGTGGGGCATGACCGCGACCGGTGCCGAGTACGACGACATCGGCGGCGCGTCCCGGTTCTTCTACGTCGCGAAGGCCGGCGCGGACGAGCGTCCCGTGGTCGATGGTGTCGCGCACGCCACGGTGAAGCCGCTGGCGCTGATGCGGTACCTCGTGCGCCTCATCACCCCGCCAGGCGGGACGGTGCTTGACCCGTTCGCCGGGTCCGGGACGACTCTCGAGGCCGCCCTGGTCGAGGGGTTCAACGCGGTCGGGATCGAGCTCGAAGCCGACCACCTGCCTCTCATCCGCAAACGGCTCGGGAAGCCGATCCAGCAGTCCCTCTTCGGAGATTGGAGCGACACAGCATGAACGAACGCACCTGTGTGAGGGGATGCGTCTACACCGGTCAGCACTACGACCAGTGCCTCCGCGATCGCGTGTTCGGCGGCAAGGCTGAGTGCGACGGGTGCCTCCGGGTGCCCGCCGCGCACGGCGTCATGGTGTGCCAAGACGACTGGAACCGGTACCTGGGCGTGCTGCAGGTCGCACCGGACCTGGTGACGTTCCTCCGCACCGTGATCGATCCGACGAAGGCCGTCCGGTACGGGGAACGTGTGTCGACGTCCAAACCTGACGCGCCGGCCCCGATGGATGTGTCTGCGGTGGACGCGGTGAACGAGATCGTGAACACGATCATCGGTCAGGCGGAGTGGCACGGCGACGAACGAACGTATGGCCGCTGGTCTGTTGGTGTCCCTGCCGGCGCGACTGGTGTGGAGGTGCACGACCAGGTCGGGCCTGCCTGTGCGTACCTCACCGACCACGCCGCCGAGGTGCTGAACAGCGCCAGTGCCGGCGACACGGTCCGTGTGCTCCTCGATGACGGAGTGTGGACGGTCGAGCGGGCTCTGGCCCGGTGGCCGCACGCGGCGTGGGCGGTCGACCCGTACCAGGTGTCGATGCCGTGCCTGTCGTGCGAACGCCGCACGGTCCTCGCCTATCCGGCATCGATCCCGGGGTTCCCGACCAACTACCGGTGCCTGGCCTGCGGCTGGGCACCATCCGACGCGGACCACAGCACCGTGGCCGCATACCTCGAAGGAGAACCAGCATGACCGAGAACATCGACCACAAGCCATTCACCCTCGACGACCTGCAGGAGGACCTGAGCCTCGCAAACGAGCTCGCCGAGGAGTTCGCCTACGGGCGCGACGAGGCCGGGCTGTTCGTTGAGCAGTACAGGCTGCCAGACGCTTCCCTCGTCGCGAGGTACCGCCTCGACGTGACGATCAAGGCGGTCGAGTCATGACCGAGAACATCACGCCCCAAGCAGAGGTGGACGGGCTTCTCGAGGCTGTTCACGACTGGCAGGCGCACGAGGGCATCACTGATGCCACGATGCTCGCGTCCGTGGGTGAGGCACAGGCTATCGCGACCCTCGCTCTCGTGGAGCAGCAGCGCATCGCCAACCTCATCGCGCTGTACCAGGCGGACTCGGACATTCTCGATGACCCGAGATTTGATGCCGCAAAAGCCGACATTAGGAAGGCGCTGGGGCTGTCATGAGCGAGCGGGACTGCTTGCAGTGTGGTGAAAGCCAGGCCGCGATCCGAGCAAGCCAGAGCGCCAGAGACCCCATCTTCTGCGGTGCCGTGGATTACTTCGGAGAGTGCGAGTGGGAGCAGGAACGTCACCGGTTCCGAGACTGGTCAGACAAGGAGCTGATCGAGGGCTGGAAGGTGCAACCGGAGCACGTGGACAAATACCGGCGAATCATGAACGGCTACGAGATTGCCGATGAACACCGAATCGAAGGATGGAGAAACGCATGAGCGAAACGTTGGCCCTGCTTGAGCGGGCACACGCGCACCTGACCGAACTGCGAGACGCGACCAGCCGCAACGGATGGCAAGGCATCGGCTACTTCCAGCACTGGGGCGGGCAGAACCAGAACGGGGACTACGCAGAGTCGATCCTGTTCGACCAGCGGGGAGAGCCCTTGGTCTATGGGCTCCCCGATGCTCACGGGGACCTGATCGTGGCCTTGCACCGCACCATCGACGCGCAACTGGCGATCCTGGCGGCAGACATCGAACTGGGCAGGGGGGTCGAATCGCTCTTCGAAATGGAACTGGTTACCTACTCGTCTACAGCCCTGGCCCGCGCGGTTCTGGGGGAGGAAGCATGAGATACAAGCCGAATCAGCGAGTGGCCTACTACGAAGTCACTGGCAAGTCCGACCCGTGCCCCGCGCGAATTGAAGTCGGTGAAATCCTCATCGACCGGCCGCGAGGTAAGACCACGGTCTGGGATTTCTTCAACTCCCGCACCGAGGAGCCCGCCTGGGTTACCGGAGAACTACTCGGATACGCCCGAGTTGACCCAGGAACGATGAAGCCCGTACCGGAACCGAAACTGCAAGCGGTATTGGAGCGGCGCAAGTCACTCGGGGAGGAAGCATGAGCGGCTGGTGGGTCGGCGTTGGTGATGACGCTGAGCTAGTGGCTCGCCACGTTCCGGGCCGGGATAACCCCTACCTCGGAATTCAGGAGGGAAACACGTTCGTCGCGGTAGCTGAGTTCATCAGTGACGCCGACATGGATTACCTCAAAGCAAAGCTCGCGGGCGTGTTTTTCATGCCTGCCGCACTGAACGAAGGGAACACCGATGACTAGGCCCCGTACGCCTGAGTTCTTCCCCCGCATGAAGGTTCGCGGGAAACGACGACGTCAGCCCAAACGGCGCTTGGCTCCGGCATGGGCCGAACAGGTTGCGGCCGCGTGCGCCGCCGGTGGTGTTTCGCTCGAACGGTTCGCACGCGCTGTTCGTGCGTTCGCCGCCACCGTCCCACCAACCCGGCCCATCGCCATTACCGGAATCCACAAACCCAACGAAGGGAACACCGATGACTGACAACAAGAAGCTGATCGAAGAGGCACGGGGGAAGTTCCGCTCGCTGGACGGCGTGGTCGTGGTCTCGCCGCGACTGCTGTCCCGCCTCGCCGACGCCCTCGAAGCTGCGAAGGAAAGGCGTGTCGTGCGCTCGAAGGCGGAGCTGTTGGGGCTCCGCAAGGGGAGCGTCGTGGTCGACAGGCAGGGCGTCGTTGCGGTCGTTTGGGGGATGAACGTGTACGAGTTCGGCGAGAGCCTGGTCCTCCCCGCCACGGTCCTGTACACCCCGGAGGTGACCCGATGACTGACTACAAGAAGCTGATTGACCAACTGCGAGCGGTTGAGCCGACCTGGCCTCGCGGTATGTACGGGTGCCCTCGGGACATGTACTCCGACGTAAAGCCCCTCATGAATGAGGCTGCCAACGCTCTCGAAGCCGCGACGGAACCGCGCATCGTGCGGACCGCAGAACAGCTACGCGCGCTGCCGGTAGGGAGCGTGGTGCTGGATGTCTGGGGGGTGGCGTGGCAGTCCCATGTGCTTGAGCCCCTCGGCGTCCGGTGGAGAGACGCGAACAGCAAGTCGAGCGAAGTCCACGCGCGCTTGCTCGTAAGTCGTTGCTCCCTCATCGTCCTGCACGCCCCGGAGGTGACCCGATGAGCGGGCAGATGCGCGTGCTCACGGTGCGTCAGCCGTGGGCGTCGGCCATCATCCACGGCGGCAAGGACGTCGAGAACCGCGTGCGGAACATCGCCGGGACATACCGCGGCCCCGTAGCTATCCACGCCGCAGCGGGGAAAGCCGCGGAGATCACGGACGAGCAAGAGGCCCGCCTGCTCGCAGCAGATGCAGACGAGCTCGGCGGCATCGCAGCATGGCTCGACGGAGAACCGATCCGGGGTGGCGTCATCCTCGGAGTCGTCGACCTGGTGGACGTGCACAGCGTCAACGACTGCGGCGGTTGCAGCGAGTGGGGCGAGCCCGAGCATCATCACCTCGTGCTCCGTGACGCTCGCCCCGTCGTCCCGGTGCCCTACCGGGGCGCGCTTGGTCTCCGCTGGCTCGACGCTGACACGTACTCGGCCCTGCACGCGCAGGGGGTGACCCGATGACTGACCCGGACCTGGACAAGCTCGCCGAAGAGATCGCTCGGCACAAGCTCATACACGTATCTGTTAGCCGAGACGCCTGCTACTGCCGGTGCGGAGAGAAATACCCACGCAACGGCGAGGAACATCTGAGGTGGTTCGACATGCATTTGGCCCGTGCCGTGTTCGCATGGATGCAGCGTGACGTGTTGAAGGCCCGCCTGGACGCGCAGGCACCCGACGAGGACCAGCGGAAGAGCCTGGATCGCGTGATCGGGGCCGTCGTGTCCAACTCCATGAATCATCCAGTCCCGCACGTTGTGCTGGGGCGCGATGTCTCAGGGTTGCGGATGAAACTCACGGACGCCGTTCTGGCCTGGCTCCAAGGCAACGGCTGGGCTGCACCCGACGAGGGTGAGTGGGAGTACACGGATTCCGAGAAGCACCCAGGACCGAACCACCTAACCGCGTTCTCTGCAAGCCTCGAAGCCCTATCCGCAAGACAGGCACGCCGGACGCGGCTGGGACACGAACCACTAACCATTTGGCGTCGTCGCCGGGCAGGCGCGTGGGAACCCGTGGTGCCGCCGTCATGAACATGTCGCAAGCATTCGTTGATACCCGAGGGGGCGTACTGAAAGTGCGCCCCCTTATTGACGCCCCAGCAGGTCCGTCACCACACGAACGGGTGCCGTGGACCGTCATGGGGTCGATCAAGCACTGGCAAGACGGGTGGCACTGGGCATGCGGCAAACGAGTCGGCATCGCACCCGACGAACAAGCCGCCATCCGCCACGCCCTCGCCACCCTCGACCTCACACCAGCACAACCACAAGACACCACACCCGGCCTGTTCTAGGCGGGGAGGAAGGAACACCATGAAGGCGAAAGACCTCCGCGGCCTCGCAACCGCAGTCTTCCGAGGCATCACACCAGAGCAACGCCGCTTCATCGCCCGCGAAGCCGCGTATCAGGACCACGATGCCGCCTTGCGGGCACTCGCGGCGACACCCGACCAGCTCGATGCGGCCCGGATGGTCGTCGCCTCAGGCGCAACCGCGCGCGAGGTCGCCGTCTTCACCAAGATGGCGGCAAGACGCCGCGTCACTAGCGAGGATCTCTGCATCCTCGAAGACTGCGGCTACGACATCAGGCTCAGGAGGGCACTATGACAGCGCAGTGGGTCACAGTCGCGCAGGCTGCGAAGATGGCGAATGTCACGCCATCGATCGTGCACCGATGGGTGAAGGCCGGCAAGGTGACGAAGGTCGCCACCGGTCGTGCGGCACGGGTACGACTCGATCAGGTCCTCAACGCCGAACGCTCGGGACGCCAGAACCACGGGCGGGGTCGAGTTAAAGCCCAGGCCAGTGGCGGTTAAACGGTCACAATTGTCACTCTGCCGTGGTACGCTAGACGTATCGAATTCTGAATGCCCCGGAACCTGAAACGGTCCCGGGGCATTCGGCGTTTCAGCAGTGAATCAGATCAGCGTCAGCGAATTCGATGCGGGCGCCGGAACATGCGAAACGTTCCGCACCCCACACCTCGGGCACTCCACCCGATGCACTGGCAAAGCCAGACGCTCCGGATTGTCGGACACCTTCGAGATAGCCGCCCCGCAATCCCTGCAGCCAAGCCCACTGACTGCCTTCTTCACCACTTCAGGCTCAAGAGCCATACGCTCCCCCTTTTGCTTCTCGCCGATACCCGACGAGGCAGACACTCGCCTACGCCTCAACGCTACCCACAGCCGCCGACAGGAGAGCCCGATGACCATTCCCAAGATCGCCACGCACTACAGCCTCGCCAAGCCCGACGAGTACGAAGCGACCGAACTCATCGGCGAACCCATCCCCCACCCTGACGCCCTCACCATCAACGACACCCCCGTCCCCGGATACGTCGCATGCAGCGAATGTCACCACGCAGTACCCGACACCGCATACGCCTGGGACTCGCACACCAGAGCTCACGGCACCCCACTTCCTCTCGCCGACACCCAGTAACCGCCGGCACCGACCCCGCCCGGAGGTGAACAGTGGCAACAACATTCACCGACGAAATGCGTGCGGAGGCGCGTCGCCTTCACGCCGAGGGGCTGGGTTGCAACGCGATCGCGAAGCGCATCGGGATCTCCCCCGCCGCCGTGTCCCGGTGGGCGAAGCGTGAGGGGCTCGTGTTCGACCGGTCGCGGACGAAGCGTGCGGTTGAGGCTCACACGGTGGATCTCGCTGCTGCTCGTCTTCGTCTGGTGGGGAAGATGGCTACCGCTGCTGAGGGCATGCTGGACAGCATCGGTTCCCCGTACCTGGTGTACAACTTCGGCGGGAAGGACAACACGTACGAGGAGCACACCCTCGCGTCTCCCCCGGTCGAGGTGAAACGCTCGATTATCGTGACGGCTGGTATCGCGTTCGACAAGGCGTCCCGCATCGTGGAGCGCGACCCCGACGTGTCCGGCCCGGTGTCGACGCTGCAGAAGCTCGAGACCGCGTTCGAGTCGATCCTCCGCACCACGGACACTCCTGATGGGGCGTGACGCGTTCGGCCAGGTCACAGACGTAATGTCGCTGTCGCAGATGCGGTCCATCGTTCACTGCCGCGACAAGAAGGTCGCACTGTGGTCGGGGGCCGTGTCGTCTGGGAAGACGTTCTCGTCGCTGTGGGCGTTCCTCATGGCTGTGCCTCGTGCGCCCCGTGGCGGCAACATCGTCATCGTGGGTCGAACACTCGACACGGTGTACGCGAACGTGTTCAAGCTCCTCACTGACCCTGCGATCTTCGGCGACCTGGCCAAGCATGTGTCCTACACGCAGGGGGCGAAGACGGCGACGATCCTCGGCCGTGAAGTTCTCGTGTACGGGGCGAACGACGGCACCTCGGAGACGAAGATCCGCGGATCGACTATCGGCCTCGCCTACGTTGACGAGCTCACGATCCTGCCTGAGGGGTTCTGGGACATGCTGTACACGCGTCTCCGTGTCCCCGGCGCCCGTGTCATGGCGACGACGAACCCCGGTTCTCAGAACCACTGGTTGCGGAAGAAGTGGATTCTCAAGGCCGAGCAGAAGGGCCTCATCCACTTTCACTTCACGATGGACGACAACCCGTCGTTGGAGCCGGAGTACGTTGCCGAGCAGAAGGCCGCGTTCGCTGGTGTGTTCTACGACCGCTTCATCCGCGGGTTGTGGACGAACGCTGAGGGCGCCGTGTACTCGATGTGGGACGCAGAGAAGCACGTTGTTCCCTGGGGCGATCTACCACCGATCGAACGTGTCCTCAGTGTCGGTACCGACTACGGAACCACGAACACCACCGCCGCAGTGATGCTCGGCCTCACTGCCGAGGAGATCCCCCGCCTGGTGCTGCTGGACGAGTGGTCGTACTCATCCCGTGACAACCACGGCCGCACAGTCTCGGATGACTACCTCGCCCGCAACATCATCGACTGGCTCCCCCAGAGGCACCACCCGGAGGGCAACCCGCTCCCTGAGTACGTGTTCCTGGACCCGTCAGCCGCGTCGCTACGCACCCGCATGCGCGAGCTCGGCACGACGACGTGGGCGGCAGACAACGACGTGTCAGCCGGCATCGGTGACGTCGGGGCGCTCCTGGACCGGGGACGCCTCATCGTGTCCGACCGGTGCGCGGGCGTGCTCGAGGAGATCACGGAGTTCCAGTGGGACCCGAAGGCTGCTGAGAAGGGCGTCGACGCTGTGATCAAGCGCGATGACCACTTCATGGATGCCCTGCGGTATGCGGTGCGGTCCTCGCGGAACCTCTGGGCCCCGTACATCAACTACACCGACAAGGAGGCCGCATGATGGTCGCAGCACTGAACATCAAGCCGTGGCGTGTGCTCATCGACACCGGCAAGGACGAGCCCGTCATCGTCGGCACGGTCGAGCTCAGCATCGACACCGCCGCGGACGGCACGGTGACCGCGGACTTCCGCCGGCAGCGCCGCGAACTGAAGCGGCTACTGCGTGCCGCCGCGAGGGCCGTATGAGTGACCGGTTCGAGTGCGAGTGCGGACGTTCCTGGTGGTCCGCGAAGGCCATGATGCTGTGCCCCCACGACCGCCGCCCGTCTCAGACTGTGCCGTACGCCGAGGAGGTGCCGCATGCTGCCTCGTGAGAACACGTCCTGGCCGCCGTCGCCGTGGGACCACGCCTATGCGACGTACGCGGAGAACGAAGCCTGGTACCTCGGCGACACGAAGCGCCTGCAGGCGATCTACCGCCGTCAGGGACAGGCGACGCACACGCACCGGGGCGAACTACACACGGGCGGTGTCGTCGGTGCTGTGTCGCGCATGTTCTGGGGTCGCCCCGTGCCGCCCGGCGAGCACCGCACTCGTGTGCACATTCCGGCACCGTCTGACCTGGCGACGCTGTCGTCGGACTTGATCTTCTCCGAACCGCCCGAGGTCACCCTCAGCGTGGAGGACAAGAAGGCGCAGGCCAGGCTTGACGTCATCGGCAACTCAGACGACGCACACGCCATGTTCAACACCATGGGTGAGCTCAAGTCCGTTTTCGGTGCGACCGCGCTCGTCACCCGGTGGGACACGGACATCGCGGACCACGCCTGGTTGGAGTGTGCAGCCGCTGACGTTGTCATCCCGACGTTCCGGTCCGGGAAGCTCGCGTCTCTCGCACTGTGGACAGAGCACCGGGATGGGCAGCGCGTGTACCGGCATGTGGAGGACCACCAGCCGGGGTTCATCGAGCACGCCCTCTACCTCGGCACGGCGGACAACCTGGGGCGGCGTGTGCCGTTGCAGGAGCGCCCGGAGACGGAGCACCTGGCGTTGCTCGTCGACGGAGACTCTCGGATGCTCACCGGCATCGACCGGTTGACGGCGTCGTACAACATCAACATGCCGTCGCGTGCGTGGCGGAAGCGCGGCCAGCTTGCGCATGCGGGCCGGTCTGACTTCGCCGGCGCCCTGCAGCTGTTCGATGCGATTGACGAGACGTGGTCGTCGTGGATGCGTGACCTGAAGCTCGCCGGCGGGAAGGTCATCGTCCCGGACGCGTACCTGCAGTCCAACGGGCGCGGTAAGGGTGCGTTCTTCGACGAGTCGCGTGAGTTCATGGTCGGCATCAACTCCCCCGGCGACCCGAACGGTGCCGGCAAGCTCGACGTGGTGCAGTTCAAGATCCGTGTCGAGGAGCACGAGCGCACCCTGTACGGGCTGTACAAGGAGCTGCTGCGGCATGCGGGCTACTCGCATTCGGTGTGGGGCGAGTACAACTCGTCGTCGCAGGCCACCGCGACGGAGGTCGAGGACCGCAACAAGGCGTCGGAGCGGACCCGTGACAAGAAGGCCCTGTTCGACCGGGCGGCGATCGCTGAGCAGTCAGCGACCGCGCTCGAGGTCGACGGGCTGTTGTTCCCGGGGAAGGGCGGCGGACGGTTCGACTTGCCGCAGGTCGTGTTCCCTGAGGTGTCGCAGATTGACCCGGAGAAGGGTGCGCGTGTGGTGCAGTTGCTCTCCGCGGCGGGGGCTGCGTCCACGCAGACGCTCGTGGCGCGTGCGAATCCTGACTGGGATGAGGCGCGGGTCACGCAGGAGGTCGAAGCGATCGAGGCGGTGAAGCAGTCCTCACGAATGGTCGACCCGGCCGGTGTGACGTTCTGACGTTTGGGAGGAGGCCACCGTGCCGCAGTTCCTCCCCAACCCGGATGTTGACCCGGCGCAGCTGATCGAAGACCTCGCTGCCGCGCTGGCATCGCACTACACGGGCATCGAGGCGCGGCTGCAGGCCGAGCTCGCCCGTCGCCTCCGCAAGGGCTTGGAGCAGTACCCGGACCTGACGGAGCGGGCCCGTGTGATGAAGGAGCTCGACGCGGAAGCCCGTGCCGCGCTCGGCGGCACGAACGCCCGCACGCTCGCTGCGTCGGTGATCAGCATCGCCACAGCGCAGGGCACTGTGGCCGCGGCGGACTGGCTCGACCTCGCGAAGCACCTGCCTCGCACGGTCGGGTACACCACCACGTCGGCGAACGCCGGACTCATGCTCACCATGGATCTGGCGAACAAGCTCGAAGCGCTGCACCTGCGCATCCTGCGGTACCCGTCGGATGAGTACCAGCGCATCGTGGCCGCGATCAGCCCTGACATTCTCGGCGGCACGTCCACGTTGCGGGTGACGCAGGCGCAGATCGTGTCGAAGTTCCTGTCGGAGGGCATCACAGGGTTCGTCGACAGGGCGGACAGGCGGTGGCGCATCGGCTCCTACGCAGAGATGGCGACCCGCACAGCGGTGAACCGGGCCTGGTCGGATGCTGGCGTGTACCGGATGCAGCAGTCGGGCATCAACCTGGTCACCCCGTCGGTCGCGGTGGATGCGTGCGAACGGTGCTCGGCGTGGGCGGGGAAGACCCTGTCGACGGACGGTGTCACGGGTGTGCGCCTCGTGCAGCACGCCCTTGAGGATCGCATGGTGTCCGTCGCCGTGGATGCGACCCTCGAGGAGGCGCGTGCGGCAGGGCTGCAGCACCCGAACTGCCGGGACACGATGCTGCCCGTCATGCCCGGTCTGCCTGCACCGCCGGTCAGTGCTGCTGATCCGGCGAAGGCTGAGGCGCGCGACAAACTGCGTGCGCTCGAGCGGGAGGTGCGGTCGGCGAAGCGTGACGAGGTCACCGCGCCGACGCCTGCCGCCCGGGCAGAGGCTCGCGCGGCGGTGCTCGAGGCGCAGGCCGATGTGCGGGAGCATGTGAAGCGCACGGGTGTGACGCGGCGGAACTACCGGGAGCAGCTGCACTTCTCAGATGGGCAGGGACTGACCGCGCCGAACGCCGCGCCGTCGAGGACCGGCGCGGTTCGCGTGCCCGACGGCGCTGTCGTCGAGGGCCATGAGCGTGCCACGGCGGATGTTCTCGCCAGGTACGGGCATGACGTGGAGTTCCGGCCGTTGTCGTTCGAGCCGGGCGTGAAGAACCCGGACGTGCTGATGGATGGGGAGATCTGGGAGTTCAAGGCCCCGCTTGGGTCAGGGAAGAACACGATCGCCCACCAATTCAGTCGAGCTGGTCGTCAGAGTTCTCGTCTCGTGCTCGACATGTCACGCAGCCCGATTCCCGATGCTGACGCATTGGCTGAGGCGACCCGGCGTCTTCGGTCTGGCCCGAAGGTGACGGAGCTCATCTTCATCGGCAAGGACGGTGTTCCTATTCACGTCCACCGGAGTTAAACTGGTGGCGAGCCCGGCGGGCAGTGCTGTACGCACAGCCTCAGCCGGGTTCCTCGTTCCCGCCCATGGCATGAACGAAACAGGACCCGGCGGGCAGTACCAACGTGCAGCCTTAGCCGGGTCCCTTCATTCCACTATTTGAAGCCCCTGGCCTTACGGTCCGGGGCTTTTTCTATGCCCGGGGGCGACGTCAACACGTAGTACGCGTGAAGGGCGACCCATGATGCGGCCTCTCCGAACGCGGAGGCGTCCCTGCGTCACCCCCGACCATCCGTCCGAGGCGCCCTGTCATGCGTCTTTCCGTCGGCCAGCTCAGCCGTGGACGAAACGAGCCGCCCGCCCCGTATGTCGAGATGCGTTCTCCGTGCGGGGCGGGCCCATTCTCCCCGGCTGTCACGAGGGCGGTCGGGTTCCACCGAGAGCAGGAGGCTCACATGTCCGAAGTCACGCCCGCCCCAAGCGATCCCCCCGTCGAGTCGACGCCTGCACCCGTCGAGCCGCAGCCGACGTCTCCGGCGCCGCAGCAGGCCGCCCCGGCGCCCACGCCGGAGCCCGTCAAGGTGAAGGGCGACGCCGACGACTACATCCGGGAGCTCCGCGACGAAGCCAAGCAGCGCCGCATCGCCGCCGAGACACTCACGAAAGAGCGCGACGAAGCCGCCACCGCGCGCGACGCCGTCACCGCCGAGCGCGACACCCTCGCCCGGCAGAACGCCGTCATCCTCGCATCGCAGGGCCTCGGCGCGAACGCCGCCGCGATCCTCGACTCCCGCGCTCTCGAATCCAAGCTCGCTGCGGTAGATCCCAGCGACCCGGACGCCGTGAAGGCCTTCATCACCGAAGCGATGGAGGCCAACGCCGCGTTCAAGACCGGCCCGGTCATCCCGTCGAGGAACGGCGGAGCACACCAGGGCGGCACACCCGCAGCACAACCACTCTCGCTCGACGCCGCCGTCCGCGGCGCGCTGGGCGGCTAACAATCTGAAAGGGGCACCATGCCTATCTCCCTCGCTGAGTCCAAGCTCAACGCTCAGACCGACCTCGATGTGTCGGTCATCGACGAGTTCCGCAAGTCCGGTGCGATCGCCGACTCGCTGATCTTCGACGACGCCGTCAACCCTGCCGGCGGCGGCGCCACCCTCACCTACGGGTACCGTCGCCTGGTCACGCAGGCCAACGCGAACACTCGTGAGTTCAACAAGGAGTACACGCCTGAGAATGTGCAGACGAAGCACTTCACGACCGAGCTCGGCGTCCTCGGTGGCGCGTTCGAGGTCGACCGTGTGCTCGCGAAGATCGGCCCGGCCGCGTCCGGCTCGATCTCGCTGAACATCGGCCAGCTCGTGAAGGCCACGAACGCGAAGTTCGCCGACCTCGTCATCAACGGTGACGTCGCGGTGGACGCGAACGGGTTCGACGGTCTCGACAAGGCCCTGACCGGGTCGGACACGGAGTTCCGTGCAGGCCAGGTCACGGACTGGTCCGACTTCGACACCGACGCTCGTGCGGAGCACAAGGCGCTCGACGTCATCGACGAGTTCCTGTCGCTGCTCGACGGCGCCCCGACCGTGATCGTCGGTAACGCGAAGGCCCTCGCCCGGGTTCGTGCGGCTGCCCGCCGTGCCGGCATGTACACGAAGGACCCCGTCGAGGGTCTGGTCGGTGCGAACGGTCGCCCGATCGAGCGCGAGACGTACGGCGGCATCGTGTTCGCCGACGCTGGCGCGAAGGCGGGATCGAACGACCCGATCGTGAAGCTCGGCACCCGCACCGTCGACGGCGCAGAGGTCACGGGTCTGACGGACCTGTACGCCTACCGTGTCGGCCTCAACGGCTTCCACGGTGTGTCCACGGCGGGCGGGCAGCTCGCGCAGACGTGGCTGCCGGACTTCTCCACCGCTGGTGCGGTGAAGAAGGGCGAGGTCGAGCTCGGCCCGGTGTCCGTCGCGCTGAAGGCCACGAAGGCCGCGGCCGTGTTCCGCAACATCAAGGTGGCGTGACCATGGCGAAGGCAACCGTGACCGCGCCCGTGGCCGGGTTCACCGGCTCTGTGGCCGGTGTGACGTTCGCCGACGGTAAGGCTGAAGGCGAGATCCCGCAGGCCGCGCTGTCGTACTTCGAGCGGCAGGGCTACACCGTCGAGGTGAAGCCGGCACGCAAGAAGGCCGACCCGAAGGCCGACGAGGGCAAGCCCGCCGAGGGTGAGACGCCGCCCGTCGCCGAGTAACCACCTGGGAGGGGCCGACACCACGTCGGCCCCTCCCCTGGCCTGCCAGGAGGCGACCATGAGCGAACCCGTCTACGCCACCCGGGATGACTGGGACAGCTTCGGCAGCGAAGCGGAACCGGACCCTGACCTGCTCGATGCGCTGCTCGCGCGCGCATCCCGGGAGGTCGACAGCCTCCTCGTCGGCGCCGTGTATGCGGTCGACGAGAACGAGCAGCCCACCGACCCGTCTGTGCGTTCCGCTCTCGCACGCGCCACGTGCGCTTTCGTTGAGTGGTGGGACGACGCCGGTGACATCTCCGGCGCGGCCGCTGCCGGCGGGGCGGTGTCTCTCGGGGCGCTGTCGCTCGGCGGTGGCACGGGGGCGTCCGGCAGTACCGGACGCACTCCCGCGGCCGCGGTCACGGCTCTGCGCGTCGCTGGCCTTGTCGTCAGGGTCGACCATTGACCCGCCGCATCCCCCGCCGCCTCCTGCCGCACCGGGGCACGTCGGTGAAGCCGTTCACCGGCACAGGCCCACGCGGCCCCATCTACACCGACCCGGTACCGGTGAAGCGGTCACAGGTGGAGCAGAAGACCCGCCTGGTGCGAGACAAGGACGGCCGTGAGGTCGTGTCCTCCACGACGGTGTACCTCGAGCCGGGCCCGCACGCGGACCCCGGGTCGATCGTGACGGTGCACACCGGTAAGCCGGCAGAGCGCACGGCGAAGCTCATCACGACGGAGTACATGCAGCATCCGCAGGTCGGCGAGTACCTGGCTTGGAGGTTGGAGTAATGGCTCAGACCTCAGGGTGGCGTGGGGACGAGTTCGCGAAGCTGTCCGCGGTGGGTGCGGCTTCCGGGCTGACGAAGGCGGCGGAGTTCCTGCGCGGACAGTCCGTCCCACTGGTGCCGGTAGACAGAGGAGACCTGGAAGATTCAGCGTCGGTACAGCCTGCCACGGTGAGCGATCTCGAAGCGACGGTGTCGTACGACACTCCCTACGCCGTCATCCAGCACGAACGGCTCGACTTTCACCACTCGGAGGGGCAGGCGAAGTACCTCGAGGGTCCCCTCGAGGAGAACCGCGGGACGCTGCAGGAGCTCATTGCAACGGAGGTGCGCCGTGCCACCGGAGGATAGCTACGTGCCCGCGCTGATGTCTGGCCTTGCCGAGCACATCAGCGCGGCCGGTATCGCCACGTACCGGGCAGACGCGCCCTACGCCGATGACGAGCTCGGCATCGTCTTTCAGACCATGCCAGAGACGGGCACCGCGATGTGCATCAGCTACTACGGCAGCACCGACCCGACCGATGCGCAGATCGCGGAGACGCGACTGCAGGTCAGGTGGCGGTGCGGAGAAGACCCGTTCGCCGGCCTCGCTGTCATGGACCAGCTGCGCGCACTGCTGCACCGCCGCCTGTATCTGCGGCTCGGCACTGTGCAGGTCACCAGCGTCCGCAGGATCTCCGCGGGCCCCCTCGGCAACACCGACGACCGGCCCGAGTTCGTATCGAGCTTCGGGTTCGTGGGCCTGCGCCCACTCCCACCGGTACGCGACCCCGCGTAACGGAACACCCCACCAGCCCCGCCATCGTGCGGGGCTTTCGCAGTTAAGGAGCGAACCGCATGACCACTTTCGATCAGATCAAGCCCACCGCGGGTGACACCCTCGCGTCGCACGAGTACATCCTCGACATCGCGAAGTACGCCACGACCGGTGTCGTGCCGTCCTCGTTCATCAACGTGCCCGACTTCAAGGACTTCGCGCCGGCGGCGCCGCCGAAGCTCGCGAACGTCACCACGTACGCGAACAAGGGCAACACGGCCCAGCGCAAGACCGGTGAGGACTGGACGGCCCAGTTCAACGTCCTCCCGATCATCGGGGACGACGGGTCGCTGCAGCCCGAGCTCGAACTGCTCCTCGCCGCCGCTGACGGTATCGGTGCGGAGAACCTCATCTGGTTCCAGTACTACCACGCACGTGTCGCGTCGCTGGCGTACCAGGGCACCGCGGCCGTCGAGGTCACCCGTCAGAACACGGGCCCCGAGGGCGAGATCGAGTTCTACTCGATCACCCTCACCGGCCAGGGCGACCGGGTGAAGGTGCAGAACCCCGCGACGGCGCCCGGTGGCGACTCCAACGAGGGCGCCATCGACCCCGACGGGGAGTAGCACCCGCTGACTGCAGGGCCGGGGTTCGTGGATGGCCCCGGTCCTGCACCACACATCCACTCATCCGCACCGTTTCAGGAGGAACACGCATGTCCATCACCGCTTTCGAGCGTGGCCGCTCACTCGTCTTCACGATCGGCGACCAGGCCGAGCCCGACCATGTCACCATCACCGTCCCGCCGCTGCCTGTGCGCGACGGCGCCCTGCTGCTCGCCGAGTACGTCGGTGTGGTGTTCGGCGAGGCCGACAGCATCGAGGAGCTCGGACGCAACGCCGAGTCCATGGCCCGGCGTGCCGTGGGGCCGACCGCGTGGGAGGCCCTGCAGGAGCTCCGCGCGGAGGAGTCGAACACCGTCATCAACGCCGCGGTCATGTGGAACGTGCAGGGCGGCGGCATGCAGCTCGTCCGCGACATCATCGCCGGCGACCCCCGGGTCACGGTCCCAAAAGCACGAGAGGCCCTGCTGAACGAGCACGGCCTCTCTCAGGCTTCCGCAGCGCTGGGGACATTGCTCAGTGGGGCGTTGGAGTCCCTGACCCCGTCACAGGACGGTACCCCCGATACGACTATCCCGACTGGTACCTCGACGCCCTCCGAGGGCTGACGGCACCCGCCGACAACACGGAACCGCCTCGACCCACACTCACCGACCGTGACGTGTGGGTCGAGGTGTTTCGCACCTGGTCCGAGGTGACCGCGCTTGACCTGCACCAGGTCTACGGCATCGACGACCTCGACCTCTTCGCCCGCAACGACCGCCCGTGGCGGTGGGCAATCACCCGCATTCTCGGCCTTCTCGATCTCCCTGAGACCCGGTTGCGGGCGGTGATCGACGGCCTCACCAAGCAGTAGAGGAGGCCCGCCGATGGCGTTCAACGCTGGCGAGCTCGTCGCCACTATCCGACTCGATGGGCAGGACGCGGTCGCGCGTGGCCTGGACCACACCGGCCAGAAGTTCACGGCCACGCAGCGTGCCGCGGATGCGGCGGGGAGGGCGGTGTCCGGGGCGTTCCGGGGTGCATCGCTCGCGACCGGCGCGGCCGCGGCGACCGCTGTCGGTCTGACGTCGAAGATCATCGCCACGGGTACCGCGTACAACGCGCTGCAGCAGTCTTCGCGTGCGGCGATGAACACCCTCATGGGTGGCGCGAAGCAGGCGAACGCGCAGATGGACAAGCTCGACGCGTTCGCGAAGAACAGCCCGTTCTCGAAGGCCACGTTCATCCAGGCGCAGCAGCAGCTCATCGGCTTCGGCGTGGAAGCGAAGAACGTCATCCCGATCCTCGGCGCGGTGCAGGACGCGACCGCGGCGGTCGGCGGCAACAACGAGACCATCTCGGCAATCGTCGACATCATGGCCAAGATTCAGTCTTCGGCCAAGATCACCGCCGAGGACCTGAACATGCTCGGTGGTCGCGGTATCGACGCGGCGACGATCATCGGCTCGCAGATGGGCAAGACCGGCGCCGAGATCCGGGAGTCCATCACCAAGGGCACGCTGGGCGCCGATGAGGCGCTCACCGCTCTGACGACGGGGATGCAGACGAAGTTCGACGGTGCCGCCGCGAACGTGAAGAACACGTACGACGGCATGCGCGACCGCATCAAGGCCTCGACGCGCGACATCGGTGCGGCGATCGCTGAACCGTTCGTGTCGAAGCAGGGCGGCGGCATGGCGGTGGCCTGGGGAAACCAGGTCGCTGACGTGTTCCGTGCCGTGGAGAAGCAGGTCCCGGCGGTCATGGCCGTCGTGGAGAAGCGCGGCGGTACCGCGTTCGCGGGTATCACGAAGCAGCTCGACGCGATGAAGGTGTCGGTCAAGTCGTTCGACCCGGGCCGTATCGAGTCGTTCCTCGATGGGATCGGCGACAACGCGCCCGCTGTCGCGGGTGTTGCTGGCGCTGTGCTGGCGATGAACACCGGCTTCCTGAAGGGCATCCCGGTGCTGAGGCAGTTCGTTCCCGCTTTGGCGCCGATCCCGACCGCGTTGGCTGCGATCGCTCTGGCGTCGCCGGAGGTGCGCTCGGCACTCGGTGATGTGCTCTCCTCGTTCGAGCCGCTGCTGCCGGCCGCGGTCGAGCTTGCAGGGACGCTCTCGGGCACGCTCGACGCTGCACTGCCGATCGTGGCGACGGGTCTCGAAGCTGTTGCTTCGGTCGCGAAGCCTGTCGCTGACGTTCTCGCGAAGATCCCCGGGCCGGTGCTGTTGGGGGCGGCAGCGTTCCTCGCGCTGTCTCGCAACTCCGGCATGCTCGGCGCGGGGCTGAAGACTGCGAACACCGCCTTGCAGACGTTCCGCGACCAGATGAAGGTGCAAGCCGCTCTGGGCGCGATGAGCGGTCAGGCTGCTGCGGCCGGTGGAGCTTTCGCAGTCGCTGGAACGAAGGTCACGGGGTTCGGGAACGCGCTCAAGGGGGCGTTCCTCTCGAACCCCGTCGGTCTGGCGTTGACGGGCATCTCGATCGCGGCTGGCCTGGTCGTCGGCGCGTTCACGTCGGCGGGTGAGGCTGCTCAGAAGTCGAAGGAGCAGATTCGCGCGCTGCAGGACACGCTCACCGAAACCGGTGCGGTTACCGAGTCCACCGCTGAGCAGATCTCGACCAACCTGCAGGAGAAGTTCGACGCGATCAGCGGCGAGCAGGTCGAGAAGGTGCTGAAGGACCTCGGGGCTGACGCCGATGTGCTCGCTGACTCCCTCGTCAAGGGAGGGCCAGCTTTCGACGAGTACGTTGCGAACCTCAAGGAGATCGCCTCTCAGACCAAGGAGGTTTCGGCCGGGGCCGGCGGTCGCGTCTACCTCACCGAGGGGATGACCGAAGAAGCGGTGGCCGCGCAGAAACTCCTCGACGCCCTCTCCGCCGTGGACTCTCAGCTAGGGCGTGTCTCCTAATAGGGTCGCCCAGGTGAGGCAGGCGTGGAGGACGGCTCCGGCTCTGTAGGTGATGGCGAGTTTGTCGTAGCGGGTCGCGATGCCGCGCCATTGCTTGAT